GCCGTCCTGCCATGTCAACGTGACGACGCCGTTCGTCTCTGTAACCGTAAGGCTCGTTGGGGCTCCGGGCTTGTCCGGGTCAGCCACGGCCGTGATCGGCGAGTTGAGCGCCGGCACGTAGCCCGAGCTGAGTGCCTGCCCATAGGTCGAGAGCGCGGCCTGCACCTCATAGGTGGCGCCATCTTGCAGCACGCCTGAGGTCAGGGAGTAAGGATCGTCGCTGTCATGGACCATGTCCGTCCAGGTCGGATCGTTGGCGACCCGGTACTGGCCTACCAGCGTCAGGTCGCTCCGGCCGATAGGCGCGGTGGCGGTGAGGCGGAGGAAGGTGGCGTTGATCCCACCGTTCACAGCCCTCCGTTCGACGACGACGCTCGGGTTGACCGGCGCGGCAGGCGCAATCGTCGTGCTCTCCGTCGGGAGCAGCGGCGGGTCGCCCTCTTCTGTCGGAGCGTCGAATGTGTAGCAGTCGAGATCGATGCTCTGTAGATCGAAAGTGCAGGTTCCGGCATCGAGATCGGCGACCTGGCGCGAAACGAGGAAGGTCGCGTCGATCCCGTAGAGGGTGAGTTTCAGCCGGATCGCCTCGCAGAATAGCGCCTCGGCCGCAGAGAGATCCGTGGTCAGGGTGATCTTCCACTCGGGATTGCCCTTCGCCATCGCGATCTTGGCGAGTCGGCGCACCTGATTGAACGAGCGCACCCACGGCCGGGAGAAATCCTCCTCGGCTAGCTCTCCGTCGCGCGCCTGTGCCTCGGCGTCGTCCCAGGCCTGCGCCTCAACCTGCTGGTAGTCGTGCAGTGGCGAGACGTAGGTGATCTTGAGGCGGTTGAAGGCGTCGTATTTGGAGCCGCGCTTCTCCACCTGCATCGAAATGATGCTTGGGTCGGTGATCGTGGCGCCGACGACGGGCGGCTTGCCTCCGCGGATCCCGATCTTGCCCGCCTCGGTCAGGAAAAGCTGACCGTCGCAGGTGTCGAGCATCTGCGTCAGCACGTCGGCCGGGTCGTCGGTGAGCTTGAAGGTGCCGCCGAGTGTGTAGCGAGAGATGGACTGGCCCGCCTTCGTGACCACCGGCTCGCCGCACAAGCCGCAGAAGTCCCGGAAGCTGTCATCATCGATCAGGGCAACCGGGATGCGGAATCCCGACGGGCTCACGAGCAGATCGCGGATGCAGGCACCGGAGACGTCGGTCCATTGCCACGTCGCCGGATTGTCGGTCTGGCTCGGGTCAGCCGGGTTGCGCACCTTCGACGTGCGAGCGACAACGCGCAGATCCGGCGGGGCCTGCTTCGGGAAGTACTTCTGGAACTTGTCCTTCGGCGGAGCGGCGCTCTTCCAAGCCGTGTAGGCGCAGCCGTTGAGGAAATGCTGCGCATCCCAGCCTGTAGTCGGCAGCAGCAGGCCAGAGACCGCCTGTGACGCTTCGCCGAGATGCCCCTCTACGGCAACGTACCCACGCCACGGGACATCTTGCACGGTGCCAGTGAGAGCCTCTGAAGGAATAGTCTTTACGAGAAGATCATCAAGATAGAATTCCTCGATTGCTGCCCACGGACCCTCACCATGGTAGAGCGCCTGATAGAATGAGCCACCTTGCGATTTGCGCTGGAGGTAGGGGCCTCCGAGCTTCTCCCGCCCATAGGATTTCTGCCGCGCAGGGACGGCCTGCTTCGTATTGAATTGCTGAGCGGCGACTTTCTGGCCATCCTGTAGCGCGCTCGCGACCAGATTGACGCCAACCCCAAGGCCGAGCAGGGCGACGCCGCCCACCGCCGATGTCACAGCCGCCGCCGAGATGCCGATCGTCGCACCGACCTCCGCCGCCGTGACGGAGCTGATGATGGCGGCCCCAATCACTTCAGCCACGAGCGAGGCTCCAGGCGCACAGCATGGGGAAGTCCTCAATCACTACGCCGCGGGAAGCCTTCGCGGCCCACGCGCCCGGCACGCGGATGGCCGACACGACTTGGCCGGCCCGGTCCCGGACCACGCCGACATCGCCCGCCACGGGCGCGCGCGTCTCGTTGAAGCCGGCAAGAGCCATGTGGACCTTCCACATCGTCATGAAGTCGCCCCAGCGCCGGATCAGGCGCAGGGCTTGCCGCTCGGTGCTGTAGGAGCCGCGCAGATCGGCCGCCGGATCGATGCCGGTGCGGGCGCGGACAAAGTCAGCCACGAAGAAACAGCAGTCGTCGTGCGGGCGAGCGAAAGGCCGCGCCATCGCCGCGCGCAGGTGTTCCAGCAGGTCCGGAGGCATCAGCTATAGGCCGGCCAGTTCTCGGTGGACTGAACGAGCCGGGCCAGCTCGCTGCAACCGCGGTCGCCGGGGTAGAGCCGCCGTTGCGAGGCGTCGTTCAGGTAGGCGTAGGAGGGACGCCGCCGGTTATAGGCGAGCCCAGCGGTCGTGACCGCAACGGTCGAGGTGGTCGCGTCGGTCGTGATCCGCATCTGATCCATGATGCCGACCCAGAGCGGAAGCGGGTTATCGACCAAGGAATGGTCATCGTCGAAGTACTGCTCGAAAATTGAGACCGAACGACCCTTCACCTCGCTCTCGCTTGCGAGGGCCTTAGCAAGTACATCGGTGTCGACGCCCGATAGAGAGAGCGTCGGGGTGCTGCTAGACACGAGCTGTCGATCAATCTCGGAGATCTTCCCGATCTGCCCGATACCCTGCCAATAAGCCCCGTCGAGGGTTCGCAGCGGCCCCTGCCCGAGCCAGACCTGCATCGTCTCGGAGGCGAACTCCAATCGCACGAGGATCGTGCGGAAAAGGCCGCGTCGGGCCTGAACTGCTTGGATCAGGGCGGAGTAGGCAGGCATCAACCGGCCCTCCGACGGAACTGCTCGCGGCGGACATCCTGCGTCCGGTCTCGCTCGTCGTTGTTGACCCTGGTCGCGCGCAGGATTGCAGTCTGCACCTGCGCCTCAGTCAGCGGCGAGCCACGGAGGTCGACGTTCCACGTGTCGCCCGCTTTCGCCGGCGCACTGTTCAGATTCGCCCCCTGCACCGACGCCATCGGCGTCTTCATTTCCGGCATCGTGACGAAGCCGCCATCCGCATATCCGCGGAGACCATCGAAGAAGCCACGCCCAACTCGGCCCACCGTGGCCGCATCGATTACATATTCGCCCCGGTGGACGATGCCGGCGGGCTCGTATTTCGCGCCATGGCCGGTGAAGCCGCCGTCCGCGAAGCCAAACAGCTTGCCGATCCCGCTCAGCAGCCCGCCCTCTCCGCTGGACCCGCCGAGGCCGCCGCTCAACAGGCTGCCGAACACCTTGGAGAACAGCGCGTCCGTGCCGAAGCTGATCAGCTTGTCGCCGATCTTGCTCAGCGCGCTCGAGAACGAGTTGGCGACCGACGTGCCGTGCGACAGGTCGGTGATGATGCCCGAGAACGCGCCTTGGCTGGTGTCCTTCACCTGCTTCAGCGTATCGAGCGCCTGAGACTGCGCGATGACGAACTGCGCCCCGGCAGTGCTGGTGTCACCGACCAGGGAACGCGCCTGCGAGTAGGACGCCTGCTCCGAAGAGGTGCGTCCGAGCTGATCGCGCTGGAAGCTGATGTCGCTACCGAATTGCGCCAGCCTCGTCTGCTGCGCGGCCGTCGCCGCCTGCGTCGCCAGCCCCTTGATCGAAGTTGCCAGAGCGTCATTCGCAGGCACGCCGGCATCGAGCAGAGCGTTGTAACGCCGGGTCGCCTCGGCAGAAGCCTCCAGGGCAAGGCCGTTCTTCCCGTAGTTCGCCGTTACGTTCTGAAGCTGCTGCTGCTGATCGCGCAGGGCTCGGGTGTTGGCGTCCTGATCGCGGCCCTGGGCTTGCGTTGACGGGTCGCCCATTTGGCCAGCGCGCCGGAGGACATCGTTGGCATACGCCGTGTTGGCCGCGTCGCTCTTGCTCCCGTAATAGTTCTTCAGCGCCTTGAACTGATCGCCGCCGGCCTGGTCCAGCTTCATCTGGAACACCCCAGCGATTCCGGCGGCGCCCTGGCTCGGATCGGTGCGGTCGAACGTGGACGGCAGATAGCCTCGCTTAACCGCCTCCTCGGCCGTCCTTCTAGTGATCTGCCCGAGACCATAGGCCGATGTCGACGGCAGGCCATTTGCGCCGAGAACCTTGGTTTGCCCGATATTCGCGTTTCCGTTGGACTCCTTGTCCGCAATGCCGGCGATCAGGGCGGCCGGCACCTTGCCGAACATGTTGCCGGCGGCAATGATCTGGGTCTGCACCGAGGCCGACATGCGCGAGAATGCGCCGCCGATCTGATTCTGTTGCAGGACCGTCGTCTTCTCAAGGCTGTCGATCAGGATCTTCCGCTCTGTCTCGATCGACTGCATCTGCTTGTCGAAGGCGCCCTGATCCGTGTTGGTCGAGGCGTTGCGCAGGGCGTCGAGGCGCTTGTTGGCGGCGCTCTCATTGATCTGGGCCGCCGTCTGCCCCTGTGGCGTGAAGCCGATCGTGCGTTGCTGGAACTGCGCCGCCCGAACTGCATCAGCATAGGAAGCGCCACCAGCTTTCATGTCCTCCGCAAGCTGCTTGCCTTGAGCGACAAGACCATCCATCGCAGCCTTGGCCTGCCCATAAGGGTCGATCCAATTCTGGCGGAAGATATTGCGGATGTTCTCCGCCTTGTCCTCGAAGGCCTTGAGCTGTTCGGTGACTGGGTTTTGGTCTCGAATCAGCGCGCCCAAGCGAACGCTGGTCTGATTCTGCTGCGCTTTCTGCGAGTCTTGATCGCGCTTCTGGATCTGAGCCTGCAGGCGGGCAACTTCGTCCTTGGCCTTGCCCAAGTCGCTACCGGCAACGCCGGGGAGGATGGTGCCGAACAATCCGCCCGACCGGGCGCGCGAAGTTTCCAACACCTTCTGCGCGGTAGCCAGTCGGGTTTCCAGATCCCCGCCGGTCACAACGCGATCAACCGCGCCGCCGACCTTGTCCCAGATGTCAGAGATGGTCGTTCCGACAGCAGCAGTGGTCCGACCCCATGCACTGGTAAGTTCCGCCGCGCTGGTCAGGCCGGTCTTGTAGGCGTCAAGCAAAGCCTTCTGCGCGCCGAGCCGATCGCCTTGCGCCGCCAGCCGCTGGATATTCTCCCGGGTGGTATCGTTGAGGACGGCAAGCTGCTTGTCGAGGATGTCGGCGCCTTTGGCCGGGTCCGCGAACGCCTCAGCCAGCGCCTTCGTCGCCGAGGGCAGATCCTGCCCTGTAGTGGCCGCATAGTCCTTGGTTGTCTTCCCGAGGTCGCCGAGGATATCGACCCCGATCTTGCCGGTCGCCGCGAAGGCACCCGCCATCTCGCGGAACTGTCGGGTCGAAACACCACCGGCGGCGGCGCTGGCAGACGCGATGGCGTTGATCTGGCCCACAGTCGCCCCGGAGGCCCGACCGACTCCAGCGAGGTTCTGAGCCAACGCCGTCTGCGTCGAGGAGTAGGACTGGAATGCAGCCACTCCCGCCACCGCCGCCGCGGTCACGACAGCAAACGCGCCCCCGACGAGCCCGATGCGTGTCGCAAGTCCTGACGCCGCCTCGCTGGCCTGCGAGAACGCGCCCTTGATGCTGGCGCCGCCCGGGCCGCCGAACACCTGCGCGATCTGCGGGCCCTGCTGAAAGGCAACCGTCGAAAGATTGCTCCCGCTGCCGAGCGAGGAGACGATATCGCTGGCCTGAAAAGCGAGGTTCTGAACCTGGTCAGCCCGAAGCCGCCGATTGTCGTTCGAGGCCGGGCCGGCCGCTCCGCCCAGCGCGCCGAGCCGCCGGCTGGCCTCAATGTTGTCGAGTACCTTGGCGCCTTGGTCGCCGAGCCCACGCCATGCGGACTGAATGTCCCGAGCGGACCGCTGCGCCGCGGTGGCAACGGACCCATAGCGAGCCTGCAGCAGGGTCAGCGTGTTCGCATACGTCGTGGCGTCGATAGCGCCCTGTGCCAGCGCCCGATCCAAGATCCGAGTTTGCCGCTCAAGGGTCTGCTGCGCGCGGTATGCGCCATCGACCGAAGCCCTAACGCGATCGAACGCCCCCGAGGCAGAAAGTTGACGGCGCGAAGCGACCTCGCTGACAACGGCCGCAGACTCGGCCGCGTCCCCGACCTTCTGCTGAGCAGCCGCAGTCGCGAGCAAGTCGGCGCGAACGGCGGCGCCGCCCTCGCTGACCTGCTGCACCGTGATCCGGCGGATGGTTTCGATTGTCGGCATCAGAGATCCGTGCGAGTCCGAATCAGGCCGCGAGGGAGAGGTGCATGAAGTGGGTCCTGCTGTGGTTGATGATCGGACCG